TGTTACCACCTGACGTGCCACCGGATGAGTCAGTGAGTGCCGTAATTGCCGCCTGTTGCAGTACGCCACCGCGATCGGTTGTAGTCGGCACTTTGTTACCAGCCATTGCAGTTGTCGCTGTCGTGCCGATTACAGGGGCGAACGTTGATGGCTTGCCTGTAACAGAACCCCATGTCACTGACGCACCAGCCGCACTGTATTGCGCTTCGAGTGCCGTCTTGCTCAGGTAAAGCAATTCCCCGGAGGCGCTGTTAAACAGATATCCACCAACTACAGGGTGGAAGATGCCCATGAACTGAGCCGACAGATACTGATCAGGGTAGTTGCCATCAAAAGAGGCATAGGCATAACCGTCGATTGTCTGCTTGATTGATTTGATTGGCAGCGCGTACACGTAGTTATTGTTCGTGTCGCTGTATGCAGGCCATAGTCGATTCATGGTCTCTCCGTCACTTCATCAGTGAGTATTGTTTATCGAAGTCTTTGGCTTCGAGGTAGAACGGCTGCCCGTCGATCGTCTCGACGTAGTAACCGCCTTTCTTCGGCTGATTGATGCTCATGTACTCATGAGATACTTCGAACTCAGGAAAGAAGTCATCAACAGGAATGATAGTTCCTGTGCCATCTACAGCCTGGCGAACTTCTTTAATCTTCAGCGCCAGCACCTGGGCATCTTTACCCTGATATCGCGGAAGCTGGTTACGTGTTAATGCCATGATGCTCTCTCCTGTTTCAGGCGAATAAATCCAGAACTTCTTTCGCTTCACGGATTGCTTTCTCGGTTTTTGCCAGTGCCGTTGGCTCATTACCGGTCTTGTTGTAAGCATCCTTGAACAACTCAAAGTTCAGCTCGCTGCCAGCGATGAAGTCGATAGCCTTTTCAGTGGCCGCCGAGTCATTCATCACCATTCGGAACACTTCAAGCTTGAGCTTTTGTGCGTCGGTCATTTGGGTAATTTCTGCCATTTTTATTCCTGCTTGATGTGTGGGAGGAAGTGACTGAACATTCTGTCCAGCAGGTAACAATAGGTTTCATTAGCGGCGTTGGTGTCTATCGTTACTCCTACATCACGACAGCAATAGAAGGTGGCATGCGCGCATTCATGTACCAGCGTGGCCGGATCACAATTGAAAACACCGATCAGATAAAGATTTTCACCGGTTTCATTGCATTGATATTGCTGGCAAGCACCTACCAGCCCATCAAGCCCACCCCCATCCACGCCGAGATAGTCACATGCTGACAGCCATTGATCATTTGTAATGCAAAGATAGATATTGGCGCTGCGAAAAAGAGGCACATGAAACCTCTCCAGTTTCGGCTACCTTTTTTTCGCCATTTTTGTCCCCGCTTATCAGTTGATAGGGATTGAGGAAAGATAGACGATCGCCACTGCGTTAGTGACTTATTCCCTGTGTATCGGCAGAAGGGTTTTGGTTATTATTCCCTACCCGATATCAACCTAGAAGGCAGTATGGAAACCGCGATTGTCATCAGACGAATAGCCATCACCTCCCGACCGCAGTGGGCTTTGATTATTCAAAGCGTCAACGGCTACAGCGTCTGCGTAGTTGACAGAGAAGTCGGGGTTGTTGAAGGCCAAGAGCTATCACGCCATCATTCTCACAGGGGCGTATGGGTGCTATCAGGGAGTGGGAAAGTTTTCCCGGCTAATATCAATGGCGGGATGTCTCTCAATGAAGCCGAGTTTGTTCTTTCTCAAATTTTAGCGTTCTGACCGCCCCCCGCAATTGGTGGGTGGCTCTATTAATACTTTGCATTATCGAAGCCCCTCGTTGAAGAGCTTCTGTAATGCAATATTTAGCGCTTTATCCAACCTGCTTATCCCACTCTTCGCGGAATTTTGTTGGGTTATCTGAATCTTGAACTGCCACAGTGGCCTCACTTAAAAATTATGTATTGACTTAGTCCCTCAATTATCCCGCCAGCATGATCACTGAGGGGTTTGCACTCCAACCACAAACCCCAGGATTACTCCTAATGCTTACCGCTTACGCTTGTTGGTTAGCAATTATGTGTAAAAGTTAAATTTCCTTTATGTGGCTCCTACCCACACCGGGGAAAGCTCAGGGATGAGCATGACTGAGTTAAAACGATAAGTAGTCATAAATGATTTCACTCCTGCTGCCCTCGTAAGGGGGCAATTTTTCCCATCCCCTTCTTTGCATCTATCTCAGACACTGCTCCTTGATATAGTCCTGCAGATAGCTAACCTGCTTTGTCACTGTGGCGATTCGCTTTCTGAGGGTGAAATAATCCCGTTCAGCGGAGTCAGTAGGTCGGGGGCTGGAAGCATCGCCCACGCTGCTGGTGCCGGCCGCTCCCTTCGCGGTGCATCTGGCGTTGAGCTGCAACCGGCGTTTGCCAGTAGCAACATCGCGCTCAAGCTGATCGATAGTGGCTTTAGCATCTGCCAGCTCCCCCGTGTATTTGGCATCAAGTGCAGCAACTTCGCGCTGGCGCACCTTCATGTCGTCGATTGTGTCGTTCGCCAGCTTCAGGCTGTGTGTGGCTTCGTCACGCTGACGCTTATAGTCGA